CAAACATCTTTGCTTGAATACGAGGAGGGATGATGTATCCACCTTCTACCAACTCAGGAGCAGAAACACGGGCAATGATTTGACCATAGACTGCCTCATCATTCATGCCTGGTTTATTGATAGTGATTGAAGTCTTGCGCGTAGCTGTGAAGAAGTAGCAACGATCTGCCTCATAAGAGAAGAACTCAGTGGGAGGGAAGAAGTTACGCTTAACGCTGTTATGTGCCTCGTCAAAGTATATTGTGTTGACCTCAATGTCTGCCTCCATGATACGATGGAGAGAATTGTAGGTAGTGAAGATGATGACGTTCTCACCCATACTACGGGCGCAACCTGCATACAGATGAATCTTATCTGCCTTAGTGGTGCTAGTGTAGCGTGTTTCACCACTGTGAACGTGCATCACATGCAGATATGGGTCACTGTTGTTAGGATCAATGATCTCCATAAACTCGCTGCAAAGTTGTTCTGCCAGCAGAATACGAGGAGCAACAACAACTGTGGTGGTGCCGTTGTTGATACTATCCAGACGATTCTTGGTGTCTGTGATCATGCACATTGTCTTACCACCGCCAGTGGGGACAATCACCTGCCCTTTGTCATAGGAACCCATACGATCGACAATCCGTTGCTGATGGGGACGCAGTTGCATGAAGATCTCTGATATGAATATATTATGGCATAAAAAAAGCACCCTGTCAAGGGTGCCCGACCAGTTCATCAGCTGTCACATCATTGCTAACGTCTCTTGTTGTTTTAAATATAACTTAACCCAACATCGTGCCATATTCTTTACAAGTTCAATATCTTCCATCTTTTCAATATCACGTGAGATCTTTTCATATTGAAAACTCTTAGATGGTTTATCTAAGGTAATATCATCGGGATTCATTAAATTAGTCCTCTGTTCATAATTATGTATCCTCCTTCTTACTGTAATCATATATAATCTCAATTTTCTTCCATTTGTGTGTTTTATTAGATGCAGTCATGCGTTTAACATCACCATTAAGAATGGTTGCAATGTTACTCAGTTGCATATCTGCGATCATCGATGATGTTTCTTGATCAAGTTTTTTCATTGTATTCTTTGTTAGTTTTGTAGTATAGTTTATAATATGTTTTTTTCATACTATTGATGGTGTCCATGTCTTCTTGGAATCCCATATATTTAAGGAGTTGAGAAGATCCTTCTAACTCACTGATGAGTCTCAGGATGTTAGTAGGGTGACGTTCTAGCCCTCCAAAATCATAGTTACTCATAGGAGTCTCATCACCCTCAACAAACAGAGTCTACACATAAATTAGAATCTTGTCAAGTAGCAAGGAAGTTACACGAACTCCCCAGTTCATAAATGCCATGAACGACACAATAAACAATAGTTTTTGATTTACAGTCAAAGAGGTGATTATGTACTCCACACAGTATAAGACCCCACACAGGCGATCTGAGCGGGGTCTGGTACAGTTATTTGATTGTCACATCAGGCGATGTTAATTACTCCACCCATATTGGCGTGAGCAGTACATTGATAGTATAAAGTATTAGGAGTTACGAATGGAACTTCAAAGATTAATACACCATTTGATACATCATTATTGGTAACTCCGACGTTCCATGCTGTACCAGCAGAACCATTTGCAGTGCTCTGAATACGGAATGGATGTGCTCCCATCTTATTCTCAAACATATAAGTTTGTCCACGTTTGAGATACAATGCAGGATCATTTTGTGTTGAGTGACCTAAACCAGGACCGGTGAAAGTATAATGATTAGATCCATCTGCACCTAATACCCAACGTCCAGCAGCAGAATATGAACTATCGCCATAATAAGTTACAATGCCAGAGTTAACATGAGTTGATGCAGTAACAATACCAGCAAGATTTACGCCAGTGCTAGTTGCACTGACTCTTGGTGATGATTGATAATAAAGGATACCCGCACCATTGCTGTCTGCTGCGACTGCTATGTTACCTGTACCTTGCCACAGTGATGCTCCTTGGCGGCCCTGAATGTTGATGCTTCCACCACCACCAGAACCATCAGTGTTTCTAAAATAAGTTTCATTAGAACCACCAAATATCTTTAACTTCTGTGATCCTATGTTAAGATGAATGCCTTTAGTTGTTCCATTATCTCCTGCAAATGTGGCGATACCAGTTGTTACTTCCAGATTTGCTAGGTTTGTTTGACCTGCAACAGTAGCAATACCACTAGAAACATTTAGGTTTGATAATGTACTTTGCCCTGTTACACTTAAACCAGTAGCAGTTGCAATACCAGTGATGATTACACCAGCTACATCAGTTTCAAGTTTCTTAGAGTTGTTATAATAAAGTTCTACATCTGCAGCTGCATTAGCAATAATTCCCGAGTATCCAGCAGCAGGTTCTATATTGATTGAAGATCCTGCATTAGATCTTAAATATACATTACCCGTGCTATTTTCTAAAAAGGCATGAGATCCATTGTGATGTATTCCTAGATCATTATCAGCACCAAATTTAATATTATTGGTATTACCATCAGTGCCATCACCAAGTCTAATGGCACTGAATGTAGAAAAACCAGAGAATGTTGCACCAGCAAGAGTGGAGATACCAGCAACAACTAAACCGCTAGTGCTTACATCAGCAGTGCTACCTGCACCTGCACCACTAGCAGAAACAGATCCATCTGCCATCAAATATTGACTTGATGTTCCACCAGATTTAATAAATGATGTTGAAGTAACAACACCAGTAACACTTAAGTTACCAGCACTTACTTGTCCACTTAAAGTAGAAACGCCAGCAACTACCAAAGATGATGATCTTGGATTCGCAGTAGTTACACCAGATGTAACAGTAGATAAACCTGACGCGGGATCGGTTATACCAAACGTATTATCAAAGTTTAGTTTAGTGATAGCACCAAGGGAGTTATTGGATCTAAACACCGTTAAACCAGCACCAACAGCACCTAAACCAGTAAGACCAGATGCGTTACCAATAAAGTTTGTTGCAGTAATAACACCAGTTACATTTACATGACTGGCAACATCTAATTGAGTACCTTTCGCGATAGATCCTGTTCTTATGTCAACACCGTCTATGCCAATAGCATCAGTATTGCCAAGTTTTGCTAATTCTCTTGCTCTTGACATCGCACACAATTAGTTTCTAGTTATTTATAGATGGCAACACTGCTCCACATTGTTCCATCAACATATAGAATTGCCACAGCGTTTCTACTTCAAACTCATGAAACGTGTTCTTGTTAATTACTACTGTGGGTACACATATATGCCTCTTTGGTGCAAATATAAAAGCATGTTTATTCTCTAATCCTTTTGCAATAGGAGAATCTATCCTGGTTGTGATACCAATCAGAAGATCTGCCTTTGAACCATACATATCAATCCATTTTTTATGCCATCCATCATCACCACCAAGTGCAGTCATATGAACACATTCAGGTGCAAAACAAAACTTATCTAAGTGACGTGTCATATCACTAGCTGCATGTTTTGCAATGGCAAGATTGCCACCGTTACCAATCACTGCAATCGATGATGCAGACTTTACGGCATCAATTATTGTTGAAGAAATCATCACTGTGGATTGCTTTGTCATCAATGTACATGTCTCCTGAATATTTACCTAGGAACAGTTTGGTGTATTTACACCCCCACTCTTCCAACTGAGTTTCTGTCAGTCTACCATACTTTTGTCTTGCACGGTTCATTGATTCTTCATCAAAGTTTCCTTCTGGGTTATTCTTTGTGCCCATACCTCTTGCAGTCATGTATACAATTTCATGACCCTCATCATACAGTTTGTTTATCTTTTCAATGCGATCATAATATACTTGACCTGATCCAAAGTTTGGACCATTAAAATGTTCGCAAATTGTACCGTCAATATCAACGACGTATCTCATGTTTAACAATCTCAATGTCAGATGGGCGATCAACAGCATGTGTTCTCATGCCGATATTAAATGGAGTCACAGGTATTCTACCAATGAAACCTAGGGTGTCAAGACTAGCACAATCCTCAACCATTTTCAAATCATATGATCTAAAATTTGCAATAGTATCATAGTCATAGACATATAACCCAGAAATTCCAAAGATGTGACGATTAATAATCCACTCTGGTTCTGGTGTGCGAGTAATCCAAATTACATTATCATTATTAATAACTGCTTTGACACAATCTTCATCATCAACATCAATTTGATTAATATTATAGACTGCTTGCAACATCTGAGTCTGATGTGACATTGCATGACCAATCATGTCATCAATTGATTCTGGATTCATCACAGGTTCATCTCCTTGGAGATTAACAACCCAACGTGGTTTATGTTCTAGTAATCGAACAGCATCAGATACTCTATGAGTGCATGTAGTACAAGAGTCTGTAATTATAGCATCACAGTTATATTGTTTTACTACGTTATAAATTTCTTCATCAGGTGTGGCGACAACAATATTATCAATATACTTACATTCCATTGCACGATCAATGACATGCAGAATCATTTCTTTTCCATTGATTTTATACAACGGTTTACCAGGAAATCTTGTAGACCCCAATCTCGACGGGATAACACATGTAACAGTCATAACTCAGAGATTAACTTTCTTACAGAGGGATGATACTCCATTGTATCATAGATTTTGCATTTTGCGTTCAATTTGTCTAATGCTTTATCTTTGGAATACAATTCCAATGGTACAGCATCAGTTATGATATTTCCAGTAGAGTTGCCATAGAACCAATCATCCCAATGTCTACCATGTTTTTCAGTCATCATATTTGATCTGAAATTGAGCATATACAACGATTCTAATAATTCATCAGGTGTTTGTCTCTTATGTGGACACAGGAACAACTTAATCATACTCATGATGACACTGCGATCATCGCACCTGTCTATCCATAAGTTCTCAAACTTACTATGAATATTTTCTAACTTAGCATAGCTATCGACTGAACTTGTTGTAGTCTCATAGTAAATATCCCCTGCATCATAGTAACGAACATGAGCACCGCTATAATATGCATACATGGTCGCAGATGTGAACATTGAAAAGTAAAATGCCTGAAATCTTCCCATTGCAACAGCAAGACCCAACTGCCACTCTTCTACACCAGGATCATCAAAGATACTCATGACATGTAAGTCTGTTAGTCCCTCATGTGCAAAGGCATAATACCAATCTTGCTTTTGTTCTGCCGGAGCCATTGCAACAACAGGTTTAGGTGCATTTTCTACTAATGTTCTGAGAGCGTCATAATTTACCTGATTAAAATCAACACCAGTTGCAACATCAATCTTGGGTAGAAAAATACATGTTCCCTGTCTTTCTTGTCTTGGCACAAGTGCATCAGCATATAGGAATGGACATGCACCTAGATGAACATACTTATCGTGCTTAACAAGTTTATTGGGAAGATACTCACTCCATGCATACACATTAGAACACATGAAGTCAGCATAAAATTCCTGCCGTCCCATTGTTTCTGTCTGGACACCAGGAATAAAATTATAATCTAGATATTGATCTGTCCCTGCCCAATAATTAAGGATCTCTTTTGTTCCAAAACGACTCATAATGTCTTTTCGTCTGTGTTGAACAGGTCAAGCATCTCTTTCTTCGTTAAGATCTTCTTACGATAGAATACTTTCAACATCTTATTCAATTTTCTATTCAGATTCTTTTGTAATTGCATATCTTCACCATCCCAATCAGGATTGAAACGCCACCCATCTTCTGGATTAAACTTATATTTTTTCTGATACCAATTCTTTGGTTCTTCTACATTTTCATGCAACACATAGTAGTGTGGCAACTCAGAAATCATCTCATCTTTAATCCACCACTGCCCCATATCGTCATCAAAACGAATGGGGATAAAGTCTGGAAAAAGATATACGCTCTCTTCTAACTCGTTGCACAGCGTTTTCATATTCACCAACAATGATGTGTGTATTATATATCAGTCAGACGCTTATGTCAAGTTAGCGGGCATTGGACTGTCCACCATACAGGTTAACTGTTGGTGTTTCTGCCCATGCACAATAGAGATATGTATTAGTGCCATTGTTTATATCTCCACTGCTAGTTCTACATTTAAATCCATTAGATAAAATATCAATTGTAGTCCC